ACCGGGCATTATCCGGGTTAATAACTGGTCTCCGTCTGAAAGCGCTTGACGACCAAGTAAATCTCTCGTGGTTGTCAATGGTAGAGAGAGATGCAATAAAGAAGGAAGCAGATCAGTCATCAGACCGATCTAACTGACTAGGCGGGTTAGGCTGGGATATTAGACGAAATTCGAAGTCTGTATGGTCTGAAAAGGATAACCATCCCAGTCGACCCTTGCTACAGGGAAGGACTAGTCATGGGTAGACAAATTGAAGGCGAATTGACCTTCAAAGATAAGTTGCGTAGATACCATATCAGCGAGGAAGATCTAGACCCTTATGTAAGTAGTCTGGAATCAGACGCCCAGATGAGGGTCCGTACTACACTCGCCCGGACGTTAAAAGGATTCAGTACGGATTTAGTCACGCCACTTGTTGGCAAACATGTGGAGGACAAGTCTGTAGCTCGTTCCGCTATCCGAGATCGGATACTGAAGAGGGTGGTTCCGTCCGGCCTCAAAGCCCTAGATGACGCAGAGGTTAGCCAGGCAGCTAAAGTCGGGCCTTTATCAATCATGCTGCCCTTTACTGATAGACTCGAGGACATATATCGTTATTACTCAACGCCGGTCGAGAGACTGAGTTATGACGTAAGTGTCTTAGAGAAGGCCTTCGACCGCGTCGTCCAAAGGTTTAAGGGGGTGAGCCTTAATCCGGTAAGCATCGAACAAGCATTTGAGGACATGCCTAAAGGAACTAATTTAGGAGCACCTTTCTTCTCAAGATCAGCTGAATACTATGCTAAATTAGTTGATCTGGCGAAATCAGTGGAGAAAGAGGGGTGGCAACGACCATTGGACCCTTGTATGCTATATTGGCGTGGGCAAAGCCAAGGCCTTACGTCAATTCCGAAACAGCGAGTCGTGTGGGGTTACCCACATTACTTAAGCATTCATGAGCTACGTCTACAGATAGCAACTCTTCCTGTACTGAGGAAGCTGCCACAGTTCGCTGCCTTAGTCGATAGTGATTCCGTGAATGTTGTAGTCTCTGAGATGGTGGACATGCGGTTTGATAAACTAAGTGTTGACTTTAGTGGATTTGATACGACTGCGCCAAGTGTATTAACACATATGGCATTTAGTGTCATTCGGAAGCTGTTTAAGCGATCGGCACACAAGTTAATTGATTACGTAGAGCGAGCATTTCACAACATACCGTTGTTAAATCCGCATGGAGTGTGGCATGGTGTGCACACGGTTCCATCAGGATCAGCCTGGACTAACCAGGTGGATTCATTGGTGCAATGGATACTTGCGGAATATTGTGCAATAGCAATGGGCAATCAGCTATTGCGCAGTACCTTTCAGGGTGATGATGGAGTATGGTTGTTCAGGGATAAATGGGTCCTTGAAGACGTGAAATTGCTGGCTAGTCAGTTTGGGATGGTCGTGTCCTCAGATAAAGGTGGAGTGAGTAGAGATGTTGTACTATACCTTCAAAACGTTCATATGAACGAATATGAACGCGGCGGGCTGTATGTGGGTGTCAGACCATTAGAGCGAGCCTTAACAGGCATGTTGGGCTTTGAGACACCCAGGGATAAGACATGGCGCGCTATAGACACAACATTTCGCTGGATTCAACAGGCCGAGTCTTGCCAATGGCATCCGCAATTAGAGGTTCTTGCCGAACTCCTCGTGCAGGGAGATCGCTATATACGCGACTTTAACATTCGGGAACTTGTGTTAATTGGTGGCGGGTTTAGTGAAATCGAAGCGCGTCAGAAAGCACGGGGATTTCCATTTGGAAAAGAAGATATCCGTGGTGTATATAACTTCAAAATTATAGCTGCCATAGAAGCGTACAAGGGTATTCCTGTCGGCAAGTCACGC